GGACACGAAGCAGACGCTGATCCACCTCGATGCCGTTCAGGGCGGCCCACTGCCATGGGATACTTTTGCGGGTCTGGGTGTTCATGTACTCCAGCACAGCACTGGCCGAGATGGCGAAGGTGCGATTGACCTTACCCCGGTAATTGATGACCACATGAGCGGTCTGGCCGTGAAACTCAGCTGCATGGGCCATGTCGGTGATATGCTTGAGCTTGTGATACTTCTGCTTCTCCCGGTCGAATCGACCAAGGATCTTTTCTAGCGGGATGCTGGGGGTGTCGATGGTCTTGAGTTTGAAGTAGTGGTGCATGGGGTAGCGGTAGACGTCAAAGTCACAGATGTTGTCGATGGAAAAGCTCAGGCTCTCATTTCCGCCGTAATAAGCGGCTGCACTGTCCTTGAGCCGGTAGCACCATGCATCCTTCGGCATGGAGTTTTTCCAGTCGGCTTCAAATTGCTTTCCAGTGTTCAATCGAGTCTCCTTTCTGCGGAGGTTCTCCAGTGCCCGGCCGACCGTCGGGTCGGGGTAGTATTCAGGATTCCGATACATCGAGTCCCTCCTTTTTTGTCAATCGTCTGCGCCGGGCGGCATCCTTCAGGAAATCATTCCCGCTTGGCTCGGTACGGTCAACCCGGAGATTCCGTCCGCTGCTGATGGGGTGAAGCCTGCGGTACTCTTCCACAGACCTGCACCCCTGCGCCTTGGTCTCTTCCAGTGCTTTACGGACATACACCCAGCTGTAGGCACCGAGGTCGGCACACCTGCTGATGATGGCCAGCACCAGCTCTTCTCCCAGCCGGTCAGCATATCCGGTCAGTTGGGCTTTCCCTTGGGTGCTCAGCTTGCAGATACGCTGCTCGAACTCCATGACTACGGGGGATGTCGTCTTCGTCGGAGTCGGCTCGGGCGTCGCGCACGCAGACGACGACTGTCTTGTTTTCTTTGTTATCTTTGTTAAGTCTTGGTTAGGAGTTGGTTGATTGCTGGTTGATTGCTTGGTTGAGCCAATAATTTCAGTGTAATTATTTATCGTGATAACGCTGTATCTTGGCCCTGTTTTGCTGGTTATACAGTTGGTTGACTGCAAATGCATAAGTGCCGTCCGAACGGATTGTTCAGACATTCTGAGCTGTTTTGCCAGCTTTGCGCGGCTCGTGACCAGCTCACCGGGGTGGATGGTGATGCCCTGCCACTGCTTTTCCTGCCAGTTTGAGGTGAGCAGCAGGTGGATGAACAGCCGGGTAGTGTTGGGCTCCGAATACCATTCCCAGTCGGTCAGGCCGCGCGGGATGGCAACGAAGCCGCGAGAAGGGTCAATGCCCACGGCCTGACCTCCTTTCGAATGGAACGCCCGTATCGCCAGATAGCACAGCGGCAGCGGTTAGAAGGGGAGGTCGTCACTGTCATCAATGATGGAAAAGCCATCAGAATCGTGTGCTTCTGCGTCGGGGACAGCGACCGGCTGACCATCGGGTGATTTGCGTTCGGCGCGATAGCTCTGGCTGGCAAAACTGGTCTGTTGGGCCTGCGGAGCGCTCTGTGCGGCCTTTGCTTCCTGAACATGATTTGCTGTCTGCTGGTCAAAATCCTTCACGACAGCCCGCTCTGCGGCCTTACTGCCGCAGAAGCTCACGTTACTGGCGACGACCTCAACTTTGGTGCGGTTGTTGCCGTTCTTGTCCTGGTACGAGGTCGTCTGCAAGCTGCCTTCGATGGCGATCATGCTGCCCTTCTGGAAATACTTACAGACGAACTCGGCGGTCTGCCGCCACGCGGTGACGTCGATAAAATCGGACTTGCGCTCTTCGCCCTGCCGGGCAAAGCTGCGGTCACAGGCAATGCGGAAACTGCACACATTGATGCCGCTCGGGGTGGTCTTCAATTCCGGCTCGTAGACCAGACGGCCCATCAGCGCAACAACATTAAGCATGGGCCGCACCCTCTTCCTCGGCGTCGCCAGCGCCTACCTCGTAGTCGATGTTGGCGCCCATCAGGACCTCCGGACACTCGGCGCGGGCAAAGTAAGCGGCGGCGCGGTACTTGAGCATCATTTCGGTCATTTTGGGCCAGTAGCTGCCATTCTTGTTCCACCACCCGGCATCCTTTGCCATCTTGACCGTGACTTTCGGACCTTCGACCTTTTCGCCGGTGAGCTTGTCCACGCCGATCAGGCGGCAGCCCCAGTTGTCGGTGCCTTCTTCGCCCTCCATGCGGTAGCGGGTGCGGCCTGCAAACTGGCCGCTGTTGTCGATGAGGGCCTTGCAGCTCTTGCCGCTCCATGTGGGCATACCATGGACGACGTAAAGGTTCTGCATGACGAAAAGGTGCGAGACGCCCATGCGCAGGGCCATCTCGCAGGCGATGGCACACGCGCCGGGATTGCCAGTGTAGGTCTGAGGCAGAAAACCTTCGGGCAGCTGTGCCATCGCGGCGGCTTTGGACTTTGCAAGCATCCAGTTGCGCTCGTCAATGGTCAGGCCCTGCACCTTCTCGGCGTAGCTCTGACGGGCAGGGTTGACAGGTGCAGCAGGTGCGGGCATCTCTGCGGGCGGGGTGACATGTTGGTCAAGCATCTCGATAGGGGTCTGGTTCATTTTCTCAGGCATGGTGAATATCCTCCTCGGTAAATTTAATATCGATGATATTTGCATAACGCTTGATGGCGTCAAGCTCGGATTTGGTGCAACGGAAGACGAGCTTCCGGTCCCGGGGTTCTTCCTGGCGAGTGAAACGGGCAAAGAAATCGTCATCGTACTCGTCCGGTGTGTAACCATCGCCGTAGCCAACGCCCGGCTGCACAAGGCTGACAGTGTAGGGGTTCTGCGCTGGGCCTTTGTAGTTGTCCGGCATCCCACGAATGACAGCCTCCCGTAGCATGGTGCGGTACTCGGTCATGTAACAAAAATCTATGGATTCATACGGTTCAGGTATGATTTCTTCGCCGGCGGCGGCGTGGACGATGTCAATGAGGCACATGAGCTCACCGACCCGGCGATAAATCGAGTCGATTGTGCGGCGGGTCTCCTGACTGCCCAGCTGATGGCTGCGGGCGAAGCCGGTGAACAGAGCCACAGCATAGTTGACGTCGCTGGTGAGCTTGTTGCCGGTGCTGATGAGTCGGAACAGCACATTGTCGTTCCCGACGTACTGGAAAATGCCCTCGGCCTTGTTGGAAAGGTCTTTGATGCGGGCTCTGCGGGCAAGCTGATTACTCATCTTCTCCACCTCCGTCATATTCCGGCGGCTGACGGCAGAGCCGGGCCGCTTCCTCACGGATGCTGTTCAAGGTTTCACATAAGCTGGCAAAGGTCGTTTCCAAGTCCTCGCCGACCAGGCGGGAGTAACTGCCCTTTCCGGTGTCCCATGCACGGCGGCAGGAGAAGGCGATGCTATTGGCGTTTTCGAAATCTGCCTGTGCAGCGTCGCTGATTTTGGAGTGGAGGGCCGCTACCTGCTTTTTCAGGTCTGCGTTGTCCTTGGCCAGTTCGGCATTCCGGGCATCTGCAAGACCCCAAGCCTTTTCTGCAGCGCGACGGTCAACTTCTTCTTCGTCGATGACGCCCACGATGGGCTGGTGCTTCAGGGCCTCTTCTGCGTCGTTTGCCCGCTGCGACATCTGAGCGCACTGCTCTTGTAACCCATCAATGTCGGCGTGGGCGGCTTCCAGATGACTCTCGGCGGTTTTGGCACGGGCTTCGGCCTTGGTCTGCATCTTCCATGCTTCCTCTTCCCGGGCTTCAGCGGCGTCTAACCGACTTTTGAGCTGATTGTTCTGCTCTGTCAGACCGTTGATGTCTGAAAGAGCGGATTCATAGCGACTTTCTGCTTCCTCCCGCTTTTTCGCGTCCTTAGAGGTTTGGGCTTCGGCGCTTTTCACCAGCTCCTTGAAATAGACGTTTTCCTTGTGGGCATTTTGAGCGGACTTTTCGGCAGCATTGGCGCGCTCCTTTCTCGGCCTTGAGCTGGGCCAGCAGCTCCTGCACCCGCTGGCTGTCTCCGGCGGCGTCTACCAGCTGCCCAGCACAACCGCTGCGGGCGATGAGGTTCAAATCTTTGCGGGTCAGCTCGGGCAGCTGTTTTAATTGGTCAATCGTTGAACCATTAAAAGATTCTCCGGTCTGCACCATATTCCATGCACCCGACTTGCTCATACCCTTGCTCTCATACCACTTTGTCCATGTACCGCCGCCATACCGGCCCGCCTTGGCAGTCAGAGTGTGGATCCGGGCAAGGTAGATGCAGGAGATTAGGTATTCGTCCTGCGCCGCTCCGTAATGCAAATCAAACTGCTGATCGGCTTCGGTGGCCTGCTGGGACAGCTCCCCCAATGGAGAGAAGTCAAAGGTGGGGACAGCTGCGGATGCAAAAGAAGTCTCCGCAGGAACAACAGGGGCCGATGCGCTGCTCTGCGGGGACAGCGCGGGGGTCGAGCCGTTTGCAGCCGCCTCGCTCGCCGAGGTGGTCGGTATTGCCGCCGCCGAACTGCTGGCAGCAGGGCTTGTCATGGTCGCAGCAGCATCCGCATTCTGGGCAGGTGTACATGAGAAAATCTCCTTTGCTTTTTTGATGTCAGCAAGAATCTTTTCCATTTCCTGCTGCGGTGTCATGTCCTTGCGGCTACCATTCGGAGTAAAGAACTGATCAAGCAGCTCTCTTTTTGCGGCAACGCCTTTCAGATTCTGGGTGCAGGTGATAGTCAGGCAGTAACGGCCATCAGATCCATAGTCCGATGCACGAATATCTTTGGAAAACGAGCCAAAAATCTCTCTGTCTGGATAAGTGTCTTTGATCCAGGAGGAGACCTGAGACAGAAAGTCGAAGTCCAGACTATGCACTCGACAAGTGCATTTATCCTTGATAGAGCCAGCGAACTCTGACGCATAGGTGAGGGTCTTACTCATCCGGCATTCGTAGCCCTGAGTCTCCCGGCTGACAGTTCTAGCACTTTCATCCCATTGATAGTTTCCGTATGGCATGGCGTAGGGGCATCCCCAGCACTCATGGCCGGGTGCATAGCCGGATAGGCGGTTGCCAGTGGTACTGGCATCGGTGGATTTCTTCACTCGCCGTCCGCATTTGCAGATATAGGTGGTCATACCCGCACCTCCAACTCCTTCAGGCGGTCCAGCATCTCGGCCTGCAGGTCTTTGCTCAGGGGCTGGAAACGGTTATTCCGCCAACCGTAGCAGAGGATAGTGCCATAGATGGGCTGGCCGCGATAAGTACGGTTCAGGCCCTTGCCGTAGATGGCGTACACCAGCACCGCCGGGGTGCGGGGCAGAACTTTCTGTGCACAGGGACACTGCAAAAGTGCTTCCATGCCCTGCAGCGTGTCCGGCAGGGTGGTCACGACCGGGTCTTTGCCCGGCTCGATAAGAATACCTTTCATCTCTTGTAAAAACCTCCAAAGTGTGTTATCCTTCGGGGTGATGGGGGTTCAAACTCATCATCCCTTTGCAGGCTCGTCCGTGTTGGTAGCGCGGACGGGCTTTTTGTTTACTCGTCATGTGGCTCACTCCAGCACAAGGCTCTTGACATACGGCAGCCAGTCACGCCAGCATGGCTTGGAAAGACCGCGGTTGACAGCGTAGTAATAGGCTGCATTGCTGATTTTGGAAGAGCCTTTCAACCGCTGCTCTTTGACCATGTGGTTCACCTGATTGCGGGACAGGCCCATGCCCATCAGGAGCTTTTTCATGCGCTTCGTTTTCATGTGTCCCTCCGGTTCTGCCGGTACTCCGGCGCTTCGGTGCGGGCGTGGCGGCGGTCGATGTACTTGCGGCGCTGAGTCTCGCGCTCTGCGGCATGGTCGCCCAGCCGGGCAAAGAACAGCGCCAGCAACAGCAGCACCATCGCGGTGATGAAGTCGGTGTCGGAGATGACGCCGAGGGCTTCGATGCTGCCCGCAAAGCCCAGCGCATACAGCATCCCGACGGCACCGCTGGCAACCGCCAGCCAGTACCAGACGCCAGATTTGATTCTCATGCGGATGCCTCCTTTGCAATTTGCGGGAAGAAATACTCCCCGATTTTCTCTTGCGGGATATGGAGCACCTGACAGATAGCAGTAATTTCCCTCGGAAGCCAGCAACCGCTGTCTTCCGGCGCGTTCAGGCGCTTGCTCAGTGTACGGTCACAGATACCCGCCAACACAGCCAGCTCCTGCTGCTCCAAGCCTTCGTCTTCAATGAGGCGGCGGAGCTTGAGGTAAGGTTTCTTCATCGTGCGGCCCTCCCCTCTCACGCTGCGCCGCCGGGACGGCTGTCCATCTTCTTGAGGCTGTTGACCAGGTTGATGCTGCGGGCGGCAGTCTCCATCTGATCAAAGTCTTCCGGGGCCATGCCTGCGCACATATCGTGGAGGCGGACGAGCCGGGTTGCTTCGTCCACGGTCAAGCCGTAGGCGGCGGGGTTAAGTGCAGACTTCTTCATAAAAAATCACTCCTTTTTCTCGGTGGTGAAGATGTCGGCCATGATCTGGTCGAACGCGGGCAGGCCGTCAAGCTCTTCGGTTTCGCGGTCAGGCGGTTCCCATTCTTCGGGTGTGCGCGGGTAGTGATCCATGTGGCTCACTTCCTTTCACTCTGCACCGCCGGGCTTCTTCCGGCCAGCGCATCGGCCATGATCTCATCGAAGCCGGGCAGGCCGAACGCTACGACCTGCAGCTGGTCGATGCGGCTGTCCAGAGTGGCCTGTGTCCGCACTACCAGCTCTTCTGCCTGACGGAGATTGTCGCACATCCTGCCGTAATCGGTCTTTGCCTGCAAAAAGCGGGCCTTGTAGTTATCGCGGTGCTTGATGAACTCGTTGCGCAGATTGATGATGTCGGCCAACTCTCCCTTGGCTTTGCTCACGTTCTGGATGGCGATGTTCAGCCGGACATTGGTGGCTTCCAACTGCTCAATGTGCTGCTGGGCTTTCACGGTCTCGTACACGCCGTTCTTGCGCAGGGCCGGGAGCACCTCGCCGGTGACCCAGTGCTTGAAAGCCTTGGCCTTTGGCATCTTGCTGCTCAGGATCAGGCTGTACAGGCCGCTCTCATTGATGATGAGCATCTCCTGCTCGCCGGAGGGGGTCTCCGTTTTGGAGATACCCTTGTCCTCAGGATCAACGTGCTTTCGGATTGCGTCGGTAGGTTTGGCGTACCCCAACGCCACGGCAACGTCCTTGCCGACGAGCCACGGTGTGCCATCGATCTCGACGGTGCGTACCTGCCCGAACTCGGGATTAGTGAAGGTGGTTAAGTCGTTCATGTGGTTTTGTGCCTCCTTGTGGCTGGCTCCCTTCTGCGGTATACTTGGGCGGAAGGGAGTGTTAGAAATGCTGGACGTAAAAACGCTGAAGGTTCTGGAATTTCTGAGTGAGCATCCTGACAAGCGGTTTTCGATTGATGAGATGCGCAAGGAAGGGGTTCCAGCCGATTTCGATACATTGCAGTGGATGGAAAAACACGAAATGGTACTTAAAGGGGAAAGTGATGACCCGGAAGTACGAGAACTGGACAGAATGTTTGGGGATGTTACGTATTTTTACTCGATAGAAGCTGGTGGTCGAGTGGCATTGACTGACCATAAACACTCAGTCCGAACCGAAAGACGTGCAAATCTGGCAATCGTCATATCAGTGGTGAGCCTGCTCGTTTCCATTTTCATGATGTGGCAAGGATAATAAGGCTGATTACTAATGCGATGCCAGCTATGGAAATGGCAGCCAGAAACTTCTTCTTGAGTTCGCCTTCGGTCAAATCCATTAAATGAAGGATATTGCCGATCTCTGAACCCATGTAGCGTTGCAGTTCAACTCCGTCACGTTTGAGCATAAACTCATTGTCCGGTGCCTTGTCGGAAACAGGGGCAGGGTCTCTTGCAAATTGGCAAAAGATCTGGTGGTGGTGCTGCTGCTCCTGAGACTGCCGCTCCTGTACCGCCAGTACAAGAACGGCAATTTCTTTGGGTGTGCCAGTGATTTCAATTTTCATCTTCTTCACCTCCTTTGAAAAACTGAGTGTAATTAAATTCCACTTTGATGTTCTTCATGAATCAGTCCTCCTTTTTTGAGGGTGCCAGCTCGTCCAGCAGGCTGTTCATCAGGGCGACGTAGAACGGGTAGCCTTTGGCCACGATGG